GTTGCCTTGGGCGAGTGGCTGGGGGCGCCGGTTGTGGCCACTGCTGAGGACGTCCCCGAAGGTACGGATGTTGTCTTCGTCCAGTACGAATTTCCCAGCCTGTACAAGGGAGACATGCTCCTTGTCGAGCGGGAGATACGTAGCCTCAAGGCCGTTCCTGTCATCGATGCTCATGCCAACCACAACCTGTCGAGGCTAGCGCCCATTGTGAAAAGCTTGGGTGGGTTCATCGGCACCAAGGTCCCGCATGACGAGTTCGAGTCTCTTCCACATATCGGCTATCCCAAGATCGAGGGAGAAGACTCTGCTCCGTCTGAGCTGATGCTGGGAGCCTTCGGCTTCGCCCTTCCAAACAAGCGGTATGAAGAGATCATTGAGTTGTGCGACCGGCTTCAGGTTCTAGGTCTCATTCTGGCCTGCGTCGCTACGGCAACGCCGCTGATCACTAAGATCTCGCAGGACTGCTTGGAGTCGCTGAAGGTGCGGGCTGCCAAGTGTGGGTTGGTGAGAGTCGATGAGACCTTCCTGACTCGGGAACAGGTGGTAAAGAAGCTGCGGTTGTGTTCTCATCTTGTCTCTGCCAAGCGGGACTTCGACCACACTAGCGGGAGCCTTCGTCTGATGGCTCTTGCGGGCCGGCCGATCATCAGTGTTCCCTGTCTTGGGGCGGAGGCGGTCGGAGTTATCCAAGTTGACAGTCTCGACGAAGTGACCTTGGAGTTCCTGTCTCGGGATCTGCCGCTTCCCGTAGCAGGTGAAGACGGCTTGGATGCCTACAAGAAGATTCTGCAGACGGTATCGGCTACTTCATGAGGGTTGATATCCTCTGTCGCAGCCTTGGGAGGCAGTGCGGAATTGCGGAGTACACACTGGCGCTGGCGGAGCGTCTGCAGGCTAGGCCTATCAGTAATGCTTCACAAGTCATGAACCCGGTTGTCATGATCGAGTACGAGCCGGCGTTGTACAACAGTGTCAATGACCTGTTGCACGAGATCCGCCGTTTGCAGCCGGCGATCGTCTTGGTCGATATCATCCGGGAGCTGCCTTCTGACATAGCCTCTAGGTTATCTGAGCAGCGGGTGCTGTCTGCAGTCAGGGCGCCGAACGGTTTCACCAACATAGTGATGCCTCAGGCTGACTATCCTCAGGTCCAAGTCAGCTTCCACGAGCCGGCGCGGCTGAAGTTAGGGGCCTTCGGATTCGCTCTTCCGAACAAGCGGTACAACAGTCTGATCGGGTTGTCTGTTCGGCTCGGGGTCCCGATGCTGATTCTGGCTGCCCAAGCCACGGCTTCCCCCGGCATTGGCCGGCTCTCACGTCGTTACCTGCGCAGCCTGCTCAGGGAGGCGCCGGTGAGTGTGGAGATCGATCACAGATTCCTGTCCAACGAGGGGATCGTTAACCGTCTCCATGGCTGCTCGCATCTTGTCTGCGCGATGGAGGATCTTGGGCTCAGTAGTGGCAGCCTACGGCTCATGAGCCAAGCGAGGCGTCCAATCATCAGCCTTCCCTGTCGGGGAGCTGAGGAGATAGGAGCTTGTGTTGTCGAGAGCTGGGATGACGTCAGTTTGGCTCTTCTGGCTCAGCCGCTGCCCTTGACCCACTTCGTGGACGGCTTAGAGGACTATCAGCGGGTGCTGGATGAGCTGCTTAGCTGTCAGCAGAGGCTGGACGTTCTCAGGACGGAGGTGCTCGGTGTATACCACCAGAACTAGCTGCCGGGTCTGCGGCGGTGCTTTACTGCCGGTTCTGGACCTTGGCGAGCAGTGTCTGCCTGCGTGGAATCCTGCGGCGGGGATGGGCGGGTTGGCATCACCGCTGGAGTTGGTGAGGTGTGGCCACCGTCCTTGCTCACTTGTACAGCTTCGGCACACTACTGATGCCGATCTTCTCTGGAAGGACAATCCGAACTATGGCTACCTGAGCGGGATCAACCAGACAATGCGTCAAGCCTTGGCCAGCGTGACGGCTGGGATCTCTAGCAAGATCGAGCTGTGCCCGGGGGACGTCGTTGTTGATATTGGATCCAATGACGGCACTCTCCTCCGAACCTACCCCAGTGAGTTGAACAGGATCGGCTTCGAACCCATAAGGAGGTTTCGGGCGGAGGCTCAGCGTGGGGGTAGCCATATAGTCAGTGACTATTTCGATGCCGGTCTCTACCCTCCGGGTCCGCAGGCCAAAGCCGTGTCCGCGGTCGCCATGTTCTACGACTTGGATGATCCTAACTCCTTCGTCGAGGGCGTGTTGAAGATCCTCTGCTCTGACGGCGTCTTCGTTATCCAATTGAGCTACCTCCCGCTGATGCTCCTGCAGGGTGACTTCCTGAACATCTGCCACGAGCATCTGGAGTACTATTCGCTACAGAGTCTGGAGTATCTTTTGGCCAGACACGGTCTCCGTGCCTTCGATGCCGAGATCAACAATGTCAATGGCGGTAGCCTCCGGCTCTACGTCGATCGTGGCCTGCGTTCGCCCTCGTTCATGCTGCACGCGCTCAGGGAGTGGGAGGGCTATCTGGAGCTTGGCTTTGAATCCCCCTACCAGCAGTTCGTGTCCAACGTAGCGCGTACTCGGCGCCAGCTGCAGAGGATTGTGGAGGAGGCTAACGAGGACGGAAAGACAGTGTACGCCTATGCCGCTTCGACCAAGGGGAGCGTCCTCCTGCAGTACTGTGCCTTCGGTCCCCAGCACATCAAAGCCGTAGCTGAACGCAACGAGAAGAAGGTGGGCAAGTTCTGCGCCGGCAGCGATATCCCAGTGATCAGCGAGGGGGAGATGCGGGAAGCTAGTCCTGACTACCTTCTGGTCTTGGCTTGGGCGTTCATTGACGAGTTCCGTCAGCGGGAGAAGGCGTGGCATGATGCCGGCGGCCGCTGGATCGTGCCGCTTCCTGAGGTGAGGGTGGAGTGAGAGAGCATTTTCACTGGCAGCCGAAGACGTTGGAGGAGGCCAAGGAGCAGGTGTGCTCTCCTTCTCAAGATGACGATTTCTGGGAGCTCGGTGGCCTCAAGGATGCTGAGACCATCTCTTCTCTTTGTCGGTCTGGACGCATTCTGGACTTCGGCTGTGGTGTGGGTAGAGTGCTCAAGCATCTTTCTCACCAGCAGGCTGATGGCTACGAGCCTCACGAAGACATGCGGCGGTTCGCTCGGGAGTGGATGGGCGATACGGAGCATGTCATCTTCGCTAGTTCCGAGGATCTCGCGGAGAAGCGTTACGCGCTGATTTTCGAGAACTTGGTGTGGCAACACAACGAAGCCTTGCGGATAGAGGCGGATCTAGCTGTGATCTACCGCAGCTTGGAGGATGGTGGCCTCTTGGCTTCTCAGGGCCTGCGGATCCATCGTGGCAGGGTTATCCTACGGGCAGCCGGTTCGGACGAAATTCTGCTACAGGACGTGATGCCGAGTCTCAAGAATCTATTTCGCAGCGACGGGTCCGTGTGTCAGTTCAGTCTTTGGAGGAAGATATGAAAGCGCTGGTGACGGGGATCGCTGGTCAAGATGCGTTCTACCTGCAGAAGGAGCTGCTTGAGCGTGGCTACGAGGTTCTAGGTCTCTACCGGGGTCAAGACGAGGATCGCCTTGATAAGTTCCTTCTGTCGGAGATGCCGGAGGTCGAGTTTGTCCGCGGCGACGTTAGTGACTCACACGCCGTGAATGCCATAATCAAGAACCAGCGTCCGGACTGGGTGTTCAATATGGCTGGGGTAACCAATGTCCCGGTCTCCTTGCAGTCTCCGTATGTGACTTTCAGGGTCAACACCGAGGGAGTGCTCAATCTGCTGGAGGCGATTAAGACGTTCTCGCCTTCGACGCGGATGGTCCAAGCATCTACGTCTGAGATGTATGGGAATGCTAACAGCTCCGGCGGCTTCGTGGAGACTGACCTGATGATCCCTACCTCGCCTTATGGCATCTCAAAGCTGGCGGCTCACCTTCTCTGTCGAAACTACCGGGTGTCCTATGGTCTACATGTCTCCTGTGCCATCTCGTTCAACCACGAGAGTCCTCGTCGTCCGCCTATCTTTGTGACTAGGAAAGTTACGCAGGCCGTTGCCCGCATCATTGCTGAGAAACAGGACTACTTGGTGCTGGGGAACATGGCCGCCCAGCGGGACTGGGGGTTTGCTGGTGACTACGTGAAGGCCTTTATAGGCATGGCCGAGGCGGATTCTCCTGACGACTATGTGATTGGGACCGGAGTAGTTCACAGCGTTGAGGATCTGGTTGCTGCCGCCTTTGCGGTGGTGGGGGTCAGCAACTGGCGTGACTTCATCAGGATGTCTCCCGATAACCTACGACCGGAAGACAATGATTACCTCTGTGCCGATCCCACGAAGGCAAAGGTGGTGCTGGGCTGGAAGTCGGTGACTACGTTCGAAGAGTTGGTGACCATGATGGTCACAGCTGATCTCCGTCGGGAAGGAGCTTGGACGGTAGGTAGGGACTCTATTTGAAAGGGGATGCCTGATGGGACTGCGCATATTCTGGCTGTCTGCTCCGATGTGGGCAGCGACGGGCTACGGCCAGCAGACAGCGCTCACTGTTCCTGCTCTGGCCGGCCTACCGGAGGTGGACCTCATCGCCGTCGGTGCCGCCTCCGAGCTCAGGGCCGGCGCCGTCAACTACGGCAATATTTACCATGTTGCCTCACCGGTCGACCTCGAGCCGCTGCAGCGCCATATCGTTGGTGAGCACATGGCGAAGATGCGAATGGATGTCTGCATCAGCCTTATCGACGTCTGGACGTTGATGTTCATGCCGGGCGACTTCCGCTGGATCCCGTGGGTCCCTGTCGACGGTGAGCCGTTGGCGGTTACTAACCGGACGATGCTGGATAAGTCATGGAAGCGGATAGCGATGTCGGAGTTCGGCAAGCGTGTGATGGCGGATTCCAGCTATCTGTCAACCTACATCCCGCACAGCATAGATACCTCTGTCTACAACGAGGCGCCAGGGGGCAAGCGCGAGCTGAAGAAGGCCATGGGCCTCCCCCCCGACTGTTTCCTTATCGGCATGGTGTCCGCCAACCGTAACCGACTACCGATCCACCGCAAGGGGTTCGGTGAGGCGTTCAAGGCGGTGGCAGCCTTCGTGAAGAAGCACCCGGAGGCGATCCTCTACATCCACGCCCTGCCGTTCGAGGATCCACAGCAGGCGAACCTTCTCAACATGGCCGAGTGTCATGGTCTCGATTGGAAATACGTGAAGACGGTGGATCCGTACTTCTACCGTGTCGGCCTTCCAGGCGAGGCAATGGCCCAGCTCTACAGCGCCTTCGACGTCTATTTCGCTCCTTCGGCCGGCGAGGGGTTCAACATCCCTCTGATCGAGGCCCAAGCCTGCGGTATCCCGGTCGTGGCCAATGCGTCTACATCGCAGCCAGAGAACGTCGGCGCCGGCTGGCTAGTTGAGCCTGCGGCTGCTGTGACGGCCACTCTCAGCACACAGTGGTTCGTTGCCGATGCTCTCGGCCGTGACTGTAGCAACTGCGGTCACCACAAGCCGGGCCTTGTCGATGCGCTGGAGGAGGCCTACCAGACTCTGCAGGACAAGGAGAAGGCGAAGGAGCTGGCTCACAAGGCGAGGAAGTTTGCTATGAAGTACGATACCGCCAAGGTCGCCCACCAGTTCTGGCAGCCGTTCCTGCAGGAGGTCCTGCGTGATCTCGGTGCCACAGGTGGCCAGCCTGTCAAGCTGTGGAGACCAGAGGTGAAGGGAAAATCGGCTGGCGTCAAACTGGTCTAGGCAAATTTGCTGCCATCTGGGGTTGCCACTTAGGGTGATCCCAGAGGGAAGATGCCTTATCCTAACGAGCATGCCTGCCGCCTAGAAGACCCGGGGGACTTCGTCCGTTTCCGGCGCGACAACAACTCCAGCCCCCATCGCATCTTCGGCTTCAAGAAGGGCGGCGGTAGTGCCGTACAGGCCTATCGCTACCCGAAGGCAACTTGGCCGGTCGACAAGGCCCGGGCCCATTGCCAAGACCACGATGGCTCCTTCGAGGCTGCCACTGACGTCTCCAAAGAGACCCGCGGTGGATTAGTCCGCCTCCACCGTCTCCTCCACAACGATTGGCTGCGTGACGGTGATGACACGCTTGCCACGAGTCATTTGGCGCTCGTCGTGGAGATGCAGGCACGCGGTGTTCCCCACTTCGACGAGGATCTGCTTGACAGCGTCAGCGTGGCTGAATCGGGGATCTAAAATTTGCAGCCACGGCGGGTTGGTGGCTTAACCTATGTCTAGGAAGCAAGTGAGGTGCTGAGGTGAGAGAAGTCATCGAAGCTGTGGTTACCGTCCTGAAGGAGGGCGACACGGATTATGCCGTGGCGCTGCTCGAGGATGTTCTTGAGAAGGAGTCCAAGGAGACGGTGGCAGGCTTGGTCAGCGAGGCCGTGCTGGCTGTTCGCAGTGGTGACACGGATGCCGTCCGTACCAGTCTGCGTGCTGCGCTTGAGGCTGTCGGGGACGACGGTGAAAGTGGGGTGGATGACGAGCAGGACGAGGTTGATGAGGCTGAGTGGTCAGCTGCTCAGGTAAATGATCTCCCCGACAGCTCCTTCGCTTTCATCGAGCCCGGTGGCAAGAAGGACAAGGACGGGAAGACCTTCCCCCGGAAGCTCCGCCACCTTCCCATCAAGGACGCCAGCGGCAAGGTGGATATGCCCCACCTGCTCGTAGCTATGGGCCGGGCCAACCAGATCAAGATGCGAGATGGCAGCATGATCTCGCCGGAGAAGGCCAAGGCCCTTCGGTCGCACATGAGGAGCATGATGAAGAGAGGCTCCGATGAGTCAGTGCAGCCCATACGGGTACCGGTCGTTGTCGAAATCAGTGTGGGTGGTTCCGACGCAGTCCCTGTGGCTGAGGTAGTCGAGTCGGAGACCTCCGAACACGACGACTGTGATGGCAACTGCCCGTACGAGCATGCTGCTGTCATCACGGAGTCCTCAGGCGAGTTGATCAGTGAGACTTTCTCTGGCCAGATCGAGGAAGCTCTGGCGGGTGCGGATAACGTCTACCGTGTCACTCTCATCGAGGCTGGCATGAGCAAGAACCGCAACTACTGGAGCCCGCAGCTCCTGCAGTCTCACACGAAGCTGTTCCACGGCGTGAAGGCCTTTGCCGACCACCCGACGCTGTCGGAGATGAAGGAGAGGCCGGAGCGTTCCGTCAAAGACATCATCGGCTGGTATGACAACCCGCAGTTCTTCCAGAGCATGAACGGTGGCAAGGTCAAGGCCACACTACACCTGATGGACGGCCCCGTGGCCGACATCATCCGTCAGGCTCATGCTCAGGGTAAGCCTGATCTCATCCAGCTGTCAGTCAACATCAGTGGCCGGCGCCAGCCGAAGATGATGAACGGCACTATGGCCCGCGAGGTCACTGAGATACACAGGGTCCACTCCGTCGACGCTGTCACCGAGGCAAGCGCCGGCGGATCAATTGACCAACTGGTTGCCTCGGAGAAAACGTCCAAGGAGGTTGAAGAGCTAATGTCTCTCGACAACATCTCCGCAGAGGACCTCCTGGCCGCTATCGAGGGTAGGGACGACCTGAAGCAGGCCGTCGCCACGAAGTACGCCCCCACCGAAGGCAGCCAAGAGACCACTGTGGACACAGACCCAGATCCGGCACCCGAGGCCGAAGCCGTCGAAGAGGCGGCGGAGATCCCAGCTGACCCGGATCAGATCACCCAGCTGACCGAGGCGGTGGGCCAGCTCCAGCAGGAGCGGGCTCTGCAGGCCTCGCAGGCGATGATCGAGAAGAAGCTGGCGGAGACTCACCTTCCGGAGCCTGTCAAGGCCAAGGTCCGCAAGCGGCACTCCGGCGAGGTCGTCAGCGAGCAGGTTCTGGAGGCCGAGCTGGAGGAGGAGAAGGACACCCTCGACGCGATGGCTGTGGGTCAGCCACCGGCCAGCGTCCCGTGGTCCGATGCGGGCTCCGGCGAGTCCCAGTACGACCAGTGGGGCAAGGCGATGGACGGCCTGCTCAGTGGCAAGCCGGTGGACGGCGTCCGCCCCTTCCAGCACATCCGTCACGCCTTCCATAGCATCACCGGTACCGATCCCTTCGGCACCAACCCCTATTCGATCCTCGCCGAGGCGGCTCGGTACGACTCCGGCGACTGGAACGCCAATGTCGGCAAGAGGATGCTCGAGGCCGGTCCCATGGTCACAGGCGACTTTGCGGCCATCCTCGGTGACAGCATCACCCGGCGAGCCCTTGCCGAGTACGCCATGCCTCAGCTGCAGGAGTGGCGGCGCATCGCCTCCCCCGGCAACGTGAGCGACCTCCGTCAGCAGAAGAGGGAGCGCCTCGGTGAGTTCCCGCTCCTGCAGCGCGGTACTGGTGCCGGTGGCTCGGCCGAGGATATCGCGGCCTACGCCGACCTGACTGAGAACCCCCTGCCGGAGGAAGAGGCCATCTACACGCCCCTGAAGGCGCAGGGCAAGGCGTCTCTGACCATCGAGATGATCATCAACGATGACATCGGAAAGTTCAGGACGCTTCCCCAGAAGCTGGGGCGTGCGGCCGCGGGCACGATCTACGTGACCGTGTTCGACTTCCTGATCCTCAACCCGGCCGAGTCCACCTACCTGACCGGTGGTCTCACCGACAGGCTGTTCGACACGGCAGCCGCCCGCGCTCCAGGCAACCTTGTCGGGGACGTGGCCACGGCCGCCCAGGCTCTCAACGATGCCAACCTGACCGACGCCAAGAAGAGGTTCCGGTCAGCACAGGCGGCACAGTCGACAGCCACCTACACCGGCGCCCGCAACCACAGCTACATCCTTGCGGATCCCAGGCTCCTGATCGTCTCTCCCGAGAACGAGGCGGCTGCTCGCAGGCTGCTGACCTCCGATATGATCATCGCCACGGACTTCGCTCAAAGCGCGTCGACCGTCGGTCCCTCTGGGAACATCCACAAGGGCACAGTGGACATGATGATCGTTAACTACTGGCAGCAGTACGGCAACGTTGTCACCGACGGCAACACCGTCGACGCCAAGGACATGTGGTTCCTCGTCGCCGACCCGGGTGACATCCCGATGATCGAGGTCGGCTTCCTCGGTGGCCGAGAGGAGCCGGAGATCTTCACGCAGGACATGGGCACCCCGCTGGTGGGCGAGCAGTTCACCCGCGACCGCATCACCTACAAGGTGAGGCACTTCTGGGGCGCCAACCCTGTCGATCACCGCGGCATGGTGGGAACGACCGGCGCCTAGCGAACGGAGTTAGAAGTCAGTTGGGGGAGGTGGCTATTCGGCCGCCTCCCCCTCTGTATCTGGTCTGGTGATGACGGTTTTTGCCGCCCTGCAGGAGGGGCCTCTAGACTACAGGTAGGAGGCAGGAAGTGGCTCTACATGTGACACAGAGCGAGTACCTCTGGAACGACGTCACCTTGATCGTCGACGATGCCGCCTCCGGTATCTTGGCGGTGGATGGCTTCATTGAGGGCAGATTCTACATCAAGGCCGATGTCGAGGCCGGCACGTGGACACCGAAGGTGCAGGTGCAGGACCCGAGGACCGGCACCTGGATCGATCGTAGCGACAGCTTCACGGCGATGACACCCACAGGAGGTCCGGAGAGCGACGGCCTCAATCAGACTCAGACTGTCAGCATGATCTACCTCGGTGGTCGGTTGAGGATGGTGCTCAATGTGACCGGTGCTGCCAGTCCGAGCATCACGATCACGGCAGTCTTCGAGGGGAAGACGTAGATGTCGTTCGACAAAGCAGCGATCCGCAGCCTCGTTCAAGCTAACATCGGCAGCCACGGCACGCCTGACCGGGCTGGTGGCATCGATAACATCGAGATGGACAAGCTGATCGATGATGCAGCTGTCTACTACAGCCGGTTCTCTCCCGATGTTGCTTTGTACGATATCACCGGCGACGGTTCTGCCTTCGACTTCGCGGTGCCAACCGATTGGTCTGACACGTTCAGCAGCATGCTCTCCGTGGAATATCCGCAGGGTAGCCGCGTCCCTGAGATGCTTGGTGACACCGATGTCACCATCTATCTTGATGATACTGGCCAAGTCATCCGCTTTCTGTACACCACGCCGGCTCTTGGCGATGTGGCGAGGGTGGCCTACACCCGCCCGCGGGTGATCGGTACGGCCGCTGCTGATACGACTGTTCCAGACTCCGACAAAGAGGCTATAGGCCACCTAGCAACGCACTTCGCCGCGGTGCGCTTGGCTGCCGAGATGGCCAAGATTGTTCCTTCGGCTCTACGTGACGATCCGCTGTCTCTCCGAGCCTCCGTGGCTGAGTACGAAAGAATGGCCCGTCGGCACTGGGAGCTGTTTGCCGACCACATGGGCATCCCGGCGGAAGGCTCCAAGGTAACTGCTGTCAGTGGGCACTCGGCGCCTGATGATCGGATGAGCTGGGGGATGCCTCCGTTTACCCACGGCCCACAAACCCAGAGGATCTTCCGGAGGTAGCTGTTGGGTCACTGGAAGGCCGGTGCAAACGCCGTTGCCAGCGTTCTCAACAGGGCTAGCGGTGTCGGCAAAGTCTATGTTGGGGAGGAAGACCTGCGAACCTTGGCCCAGATCATCGAGTTGGCAGAGGAACCGCAGACTGACGAGGTACGTGTCAGTGAGCAGGCTAGGATCAACATCTGGCAGATTGGACGTGTATCGGTGTCGGTTGTCAGAGGCCAGCTTCCCCCGCAGCAGAGTTACCGTATCCACGGCCTGATCATCCGAGGCTATTACGGAGAGGGCGAAGGCACGTGGGACCGCTTCCAAGACATCGTCGACTCTGTCTTCGACTCCTTGGAGGGCGTCTACGAGATACCTAACCCGGACAACCAGAGCGACCTGTTCGAGATCGGCAGCCCAGAGGCTAGGACGATCGGTCACTCCGCCTTTGGGCCCTACTCCTGTCACTCTGTCGAGCTCCGTATCGACATTCGGGAACTACGCAAGAGCAGCGGCAGGAGAGCGGTCTGAAATTTGCAGCCGTGGTTGGAGCGCCCCTAACCTGAGCCTAGGAGGCATCGGTGACGAAGCTGTTCAGCCCGGATGTCCAGTCGATAAGTATTGGCTCCTGTAACCACCCGATGGAGGGTGGTGTCATCGATGCCTGTCCGAGATGTGAGCTACCACTCCGCCGCAGGGGGTTCATTGCTTACCGTGGTCAACGGCTGCCTGAACCAGAAGTTGTAGTGGAGGAAGTGTCTACAACCGAGAGTGAGGAGGATCTGAACGATGGCTAGCTCTGCAAGTTTTGGGGTGCATATCGCTCCAGAAACGGTGGCGTGGGCCACTACCCCAGCCAGCCCTACATGGGAGTTCTTCCCGGTCGAGCCGACGTCCGGGGTCCCTGTTTTCGACAACATCTTCGATGACGCCCGCCGTGGTTTGCCCGCCATCGGCTTCAACCAGCTGGCCGGTGTCCAGAGGACGGAGCTCAGCCTCTCCGGTCCTGTCTACCCGTCGGAGATGGGCTGGTTCCTGAAGTGCATTTTCGGTGGGGTGACCAACAGCGGCACTGCCGATCCGTATACCCATCTGTATGATGTGCTGGCGGCTCCCGATGCAGACGGCTTGTCGATGCTGGTGCAGCTACAGGACGACTCAGTTGCCAATGGCTACACCCACCGTGGCTGCTTCCCGACCGGCATCACCTTCCGGTTCAATGCTGGTGAGGGGCTGATCACGCATGAGACGACCCTTCTTGGCTATGGCATGTCGACTGCGATCGCCGCCTCCGCGGCGGTGGACGCCACCGATGATCCCTTCCGGGGCTGGCAGATGGATGTCACGACCTCCGCTGGCCTTGGGGCAAGCCCGGGCCGACTGATCGAGGGAGAGATCTCCATCGCTCGGGATGCTGACCTCCTGTACGTAGCCAGTAACAGCCAGAACCCGGTGCAGTGCTACCCAGGCTTGGTCGCTGTGACCGGTCGGCTCATGTGCTCCTTCGATGTCGAGGGTGACCTTGAGGTGTATACCACCGACCCACCAGAGGCGCTGATCCTGCAGTGCAGCTATCTAGATGGTGCCGCCTCCCGGTCGCTGGACTTCGAGTTCCCCAAGCTGTCCTACCGGGAGAGCCCGGCGGAGATCGACCGATCCGGCAACAACATGACGATCAGCTACAACATCCGAGGCCTGCTGGCGACCACGGGTACCGTCCTGGGCGCCGCGTCCACTGACATGACCAACGTCCGTGTGCGGCTGCGGAATGCCATGGCCGCTTACACCCACCCGGCGAGCTAAAGACAACCGACCGCTTTCTCCTTCTGGCGATCAGCCCCCCGTACGGCCGGGGGGTTGATCGTATCTAAGGCCTTGGCAGCAATAATTGACGTGCTTCGTCATTTACTCAGACACTATCTGTTGAGATGACTCTCCTGACGCTGCAGGAGGTAAGCGACCGTACCGGTGTCTCTGTGCGGAGCCTCCGGTACTACATCGACCGCGGCTGGCTG